GAGCTTGTACCACGACATCTATTTCAATGAGGAATATCATACGACATTTATGTACTCTATTTATTTGAATCAATACGACAAGGACATTCGCGCACTAAGTATCAAAGTAAGAGAGAAAAAGATTAACAAATGCAAGTATGGATCTGTTACGAAAATGACCGATATGTATTATTTGCCGCATTTAGAAGAAACCCCCGTTAAAAATAATATTCATTTAGAGAAAAATATTATCATCACTGGTCCGAATGCGTCCGGTAAAACGACCATCTTGAAGGCCGGTATGATTAATATTCTAATGAGCCAGCAGTTCGGGTACGGTTGCTATCGGTGCGCCAGGATCAAGCTGTACGATATGTTTCACTCTTATCTAAATATACCCGACACATCGGGGAGAGATAGTTTGTTTCAAGCCGAAGCGCGTCGCTGCAAGGATATTTTAGAATGCATCAACGAACACTCTGACAAAACCCACCTTTGTATTTTTGACGAAATCTATTCCGGGACAAACCCGAATGATGCCGTTTTATGTGCAAACTTATATTTAAAAGGTATGAACCATTTTAAGACGAAGGTAGACTATATTTTGACGACGCATTACATTCAATTGTGTGAAAATTTCAAAGAAGATAAAATGATATCTAATTTAAAAATGAATGTAGAAGTGAGTGATGAATCGATCAAGTACTTGTATTCTATCGTACCCGGTATTTCCTATATCCACGGCGGAAAACATATTTTAAAAAATTTGAATTATCCTGAATATTTATTCCATCTATAATATATAATGCCCAAGCGAACAAGAGGAAACCCCCGCGTTTTTAGAGCTGTAGGAAACTTTTTGACAACAGGTTTAGGTAGAGGCGTCGGTCGTGTGGGAAATGTATTGGTGCGTGCAACCAGGGGCGTACGTAATGTTGGCGTTGGCGCTGTTCGCGTCAGTGGCAAAGTGTTGCGCGTTGGAACTGGTGCTGCAAACGGTGTACTTGGCGCCACTGGTCGCGCCGGCAATAGACTTCGAGGCACTCGCAAAACATTGAAACGCAGACGTTGAATCTCGTTTAAAATCCAATAAAGATTTATTATAATATCTTATTATGGCATTTTCAAACATTCTAGATATTAGCAGTTTTTTTATCGGAATGTTGATCAATCTTTTATTGATTGCGTTGATTTGCTATTACTTTAAGAGAAAGTATGAGACGCTTGAGGTTGCTCAAAATGAACAGGCTAAGATATTATATAACATTATTCAACAGCAACAAAATAAAAAGACAATTAACATTGAGAATTTGATGAATAGTGTTCAGGACGTCAACTTGGATAAACCGCGAAGTGAAGAGAACTCTAACTCTGACTCTGACTCGGACTCGGACTCGGAATCTGACTCTGAATCGGAATTGGAAGTTGAAGCGGATGAAATCAAAACTGTCCAAGTGGATGAAGTCAAGGCCGAGGTTTTAGAAGAACCCGAAGTAGTTGTTACCAAGGTGGAGGATTACAGTAAAATGACGATTAAGGAGCTGAGAGATGTCTTGTCTAGAAAGGGTATCTCGAGTAATAACAAAATGAAAAAGACTGATCTGTTGCAGTTGATCGAAACCGGGACGCAGGATACCTTGAATTTAGAAGATGAATTAAATGAAGTTAATATCTAATATAATATTAAATGACCGATATCGATGCATCATATCGTTTTGTGGATGGACTGTACACTACATTCTCTCCGAGCTCGATCATCAATGAAGAAATACGGAAACGAAATATCAATACAAATCGCCAATATAGGGAGTATTTGCAAAAAAATACTCCGACTATTATGAAATACAATTTTGAAACTGTGCCGGAAGTATTAGGAAAGGCGACACCTCATTTGTTTGTCGGAAATGAAAAGCCTTATGGTTATGAAACGTCTGAACCAAAAGAACGTTTCTTATCTGAGCAATCTATTTTTGCAAACCAAACCAGGCCAATGCGTTCTAATTATATGTAAATGATTTAATTCTTTATTATATATATGCAACCCACGAGTGATAGGCCAGTTAGATCTAATATTCGAAGTATAATGACTCATATTTTACAACCACGAAAGCAGGTCAATCTAATTCGCGGAACTCCAAAAAAGGTATTGATCGCATCAGGTGATCTTGTAGAGCCAAAGACTCCGCCTGGACCTCCTCCCGATCTTAAACCTCGTGATATAGGTTCAAACAGCAAATATAAATTATCATAAATTCTTAATGAATCCAGTACAACATTTAAGACTTTATGACAATGCAAAAGCGTTAATGTCTCTCGTGGATGGAATTATTTATTCCTGTGGAAGAAAGCAGATCCTCGTCGTGGATGCGCCGGGTATCGACATTCCTGGTATGTATTCTTATTTCAAAGAAAATTACAACTTGCACATTTTTGAAAAACAAACCCTTCGTTTCGAAGTAAAGGTATACATCGGTGTTCCCGAATCGTGTAAGGACGTTACGTCACTCTATTATAAAGATAAATTGATCGTACCGAAAGGTACTGAACACGTCATTATCGTGTATTCTCTCAATGGAAACTATTTTCAACAATTGATAGATAAATTAGAACAGGATTATGTCTACGACGAAGAACCGTTGCTGGTGTGTTTCAATTTAGACCCGGCACAATTAAATCAAACCGTGTTGGGTAAACGCGTTGAAGATATACAACACGACATTTATAAGAATATGAAGTATACTTTGTCTTCGTCGATTCAATATAATACGTCTGTCATCAATTGCCTGCACATTGGTTTAGATGATGCACTACTAAACAATATTGCGACTACTAATAATGTCCCTTTTCAGAATGTGAAAGAACTATTAGAGCAAAGATATATTGCAGCGATACGAGAGAATTTTGAAAAATACGACAATATCATTGTTTCAGAATACAACAAAACGATCGTTGATTTTTTAGAGAGAGAGAATTATGTATACGAACTATCAGAAACAAATACAATATTGGATATTGTACGTTCAAAATATTGTAATCATATTTTTATTGGTAAAGCGAATTCGACATTGAGTTATTATATCGGCTTAAACATTACAAATAAAATACTACTATAATGTTTATTAGCATAGATGTTGGTATTAAAAATTTAGCATACATTGTATATGATACCAATATTGTAGAATGGAAAGTCGTAGAATTGTGCTCTACCAATGCAACAAAGGCAAACTTGATTCATTTAGGGAAAAAGTTGTACGAGGCACTCGAGGGAATTGATTATGACTTTACCCACGTGATCATTGAAAACCAGATTGGTCCGAATGCGATTCGAATGAAAAGTTTACAGGGAATGATTACGATGTACTTTATAGGCAAGGGATGCGAAATCACTTATTGGAATGCGTGCAATAAGCTGAAACCGTTTACTACCGCCAAACTCACGTATTCCGAGAGAAAGAAGCTTAGCATTACCGTGACTCGAGCGATTATTAAGGAGCACTATGCCGATACATTGGACTATTTTAATACGCATAAAAAGAAGGATGACTTAGCGGATTGTTTACTGCAATTATTGGATTTTTTATCTAAAAATGGGTTAAATAATATATTTAGTAATGCGATAAATTTAAAGTTATAACATATTTATAATGTAATATGGAAGAAATCAATTTAGATTCGCACTTTAATTCGCCTGACACCCCTTCCGTCAATTTTGGCGGTGGTATTGAACTATTGATGAACGACCGCAAAAAGAGTAGCACGCCTACCGATCATATCTCTCTTGAAGACGAGTTAAAGGAGTTGGACAGTTTTTCATTTAAGACGAGCGAGACAAAACCAATGCAATTCAAAGAGCCCAGGTTTACAGTAGAAAAACGCGACGATACTCCCAGCGTAGGTAAAAGTACAATGTCGTTCGATACTCCTGTCCAGGACGGTTTTAAACACATTGACAACATTCCGATTGAAGAAGAAATAAAAAAGGTAGAACACAAGACCAAAGAAGAACTGTTGAAAGAGAAATTCCAGTACTTGCGCAAGTTAGAGGCGCTTGAGGCGAAGGGCGTGACCCTATCTAAGCGCTATAATATGGATTGCTCTTTGGATGAGATGAAAGGAGAATACGAATACATTATTGCAGAGAAGGAGCAGAAAAATAGCATACAATTTCAGGGCAAAGTGCTGACCACGATCATTACGGGTATGGAGTTCTTGAACAATAAGTTTGATCCTTTTGATATTAAATTGGATGGTTGGTCCGAGCAAATCAATGAAAACTTGGATGATTATGATGAGATTTTTGCTGAATTGCACGAGAAATACAAGTCGAAGGCCAAGATGGCGCCCGAATTAAAGATGTTGTTTCAGCTAGCCGCGAGCGGTATGATGATTCATATGACCAATACGATGTTTAAATCGGCTATACCTGGTATGGATGACATTATGCGTCAGAACCCGGACTTGATGCAGCAGTTCACCAAGGCAGCCGTGAACTCGATGGAGAACACGTCACCTGGAGTCGGTGGGTTTATGAAGGACTTTGGTCAGATTGGTCGGAAGCCAAACCCAGTAAGAGAAGAAATGCCTTTTCAACGCGAAGAAATGCGTGGACCGGATAACATCAATAGTATCTTGAGCAGTTTAAATAAAAAGGTGGATGATAAGAACGAAAGTACCATCAGTCTAGAAGAAATTAATAATTTGTCGATGCCTACACCCAAACGGGGGCGCAAGGCGCGCAGTGACAAGAGTATGTCTCTCGATCTTTCTTAATGAGTGTATTGAGTGTATTGAGTGTATTTGTCGAATAATATATAAACATTTTTATATATTATTATTTAAATGAACTTCTTATTTCTTTTCATATTCCTTTCCTTTTCCAACGGGTTTCTTTTTGCTGGTCAACAGTTGCGTCGGAGTTTTCCTTTAGATGTGAAACGCAAAGATTCGAGAGAAATTCAATATGAAGAAAGACAGAAAAATATATACCTTCCCAAAACATTGAATCAACAAACGTATGTAGACTATATGAAGAATACGAATGTTTCGGTTGTGTTTGGTGTGGGACCCGCTGGTTCTGGTAAAACTTTATTTGCTTGCAGTAGCGCCATTCAAGAATTAAAACAAGGATATGTAGATCGTATTATTATTACACGACCGATCGTTTCAGTAGACGAAGAATTAGGATTTTTACCCGGTTCGATTGAACAAAAAATGAATCCTTGGACGCGGCCCATTTTCGATATTTTTTCTGAATTTGTATCGCTTTCTGAAATCAAACAGATGGTTGAGAATGGTGTGATTGAAATTTCGCCTCTGGCGTTTATGCGCGGGCGTACTTTTAAACGTAGTTTCATCATTGCAGACGAAATGCAAAATAGCTCTCCCAAACAAATGAAAATGTTATTGACTCGTTTGGGTGATGATTCGCGTATGGTTGTTACTGGAGATTTGAAACAAAGTGATCGTTCCAATGATAATGGTTTATATGATTTTATCCACCGTTTACAAATGTTTGGATCGACGAATTCTTCGATACAATATGTTGAATTGAATGATACTGATATTCAAAGAAGCCCTGTGGTTAGTGATATATTAAAACTATATGACGCTGATTCATAATCTATATGCCGCGGGTTTAATCAAGTGATTAGGTAAAATTAAAGTATGGACGTTTCCCAACATACTTACATCTGTAATATCACAACAACAAGTCAAATCTAATGTATGAACATTTCCCAACATACTTACATCTGTAATTTGATTACATTCACGTAAATCTAAATCATAGACATTTCCTAATGCACTTACATCTGTAATATTTTTACAAAGACATAATTTTAAAGTATGCACATTTCCCAACATACTTACATCTGTAATATTTTTACAAAGACTTAAATCTAATTCATAGACATTACCCAACATGCTTACATCAGTAATATTACAACAACATAAAATTAAAGTATGAACATTTCCTAATGCACTTACATCAGTAATTTTATCACAACCACCTAAATCTAAATGATGAACATTCCCCAATTGACTTACATCTGTAATATGTCTACACCTAAATAAATCTAACCTATGAACTTTACCTAACGCACTGACATCCGTAATATTTTTACAACGAGATAAATCTAAATGATAAACATTTCCCAACATGCTTACATCAGTAATATTTGTACACCCCTCTAAACATAAATGATGAACATTACCTAATGCACTTACATCAGTAATTTTATCACAATGCATTAATAATAATGTATGAATTTTTCCTAATGCACTAACGTCAGAAATTTGTTCACAACCAGATATATATAAAGTATGAAGGTTTCTTAGACTACTAACATCTTTAATTAAATTACAATCATCTAAATATAATTTATGTACGTTTCCTAATGCACTAACATCTGTAATATTATCACAATAACTTAAATCTAACCTATGAAGTTTACCTAATGCACTAACATCTGTAATATTGCCACAATAAGTTAAATCTAACGTATGAACATTTCCTAATGCACTTACATCTGTAATTTGATAACAACGAAATAAATCTAACGTATGAACATTTCCTAATGAACTTACATCAGTAATATTATAACAATTTCTTAAATTTAAAGTATGAACATTACCTAATGCACTAACATCAGTAACTTGATTACAATCACTTAGATCTAAATGCAATTGTTTATACGGATTGAATATTTTATTTAAAACTCGATTTCTAAATAGTACATCATCATAATACATCAATGAATATGTACTATTTAATTTGTAAATCAAATATTTTTTTAAGGTTAACAGCAATAAACACGTATCACATAAACTTCTTAAATCTGTATATTCATAAATAAACCTGAATAAATCCAGATTGGTAAATATATCCATTTTTTATAATTTACAATTTACGTTTTACATAATTCAATTTTTACACCTTTTCTCATTTAAAACCCCGATTAATATCAATGT